TGAGCACCAAATGAAACACGGGCAGAGTTTACTACTGATAAATCACTGCCCATGTGTTCCACATATTCTACTGTTCCTATTCCATCATCATACAGGTTTATCTTCTTCACTAACCACCTCTTTTTTCTTTTCTGGTGTCTCTAGTAATGCTGTCTTCTTTCCTACTTGCTCTTTTATCTCTTCAACTAACTTCTTTAACTCTTCTAGAGTGACTGAATTCATGTTGTTTCACCTCCTTTTATGGTTCCTAGTATATAGTTTTCTTGTATAAGATAAACACTTACAATACCCACTTTTGCATTTTTTAACATCGATCCTTCAATTAAAGCAGTGTCTCCCTCTCTATATGTGGTATCTGCATCAGGGGCGACGCCAAGTATGGTAACCAATTGATATGGTTCTGGTGCTTTTTTGTAGTCATCTGGCAAAACAAAACCAATCTCCTCTTTTTCTTCTTCTAATTTCTTTGGCTCCACCAACAAGTGTCTGTTCTTGGGATAAAACTTCATATAACCTCCTTAAATAATTTCGCATGCACCGCCGGCACAAGCTATCTCTCCTTGCAAATCTGTCTCGTCTTCTTCTTCGACTATCTGTGTCAACTCTACCTTAGATAGGGTATTCGACATTACATCATAAGTCTCTTTAGAACAGTCTTCAAATGGTGCTTGCTTATAAGAGTGTTCACTGTGTGGCAGCACGCTGAGTCCATTATAAATATCTTTATTCTCCCACATCCAGTCACCAACATCATCCCACTCGCTGTCTTTGATTGACACAGTTGCAGAAACATTGTGAGAATTCTGCCCCTTCTTGTGTCCAGTCCTAACCCAATCTGTACTTACCTTGCCCACTCTCCTAAGTAACGACAGAGCACTTTCCTTTCTGGTTATTGCTCCTTCGGGTGCTTTCTGTGGCACCTTTATAATAGCAGTATCATGCGGGCGAAAGTATTCATCTTCTATAAGTTCTGGGTGGTTCTTTTCAAGAAAAGAATATATCGGCTCGTTCTTCCCAACTCTTATCCTTCTTATATAGTATTCGCTGTGCCAAGAGTGAACACCAGAACTTGTGCCCAATGCCAAAGAGGTGGTCCCAGCAGGCTTTACACAAGTGGTTCTTGCTGCTTGTCTGATGCCAATCAACTTAGCAACACGAGCATTCTCTTCCTTCACTATTTTTGCTGCGGCAGCCATGTTCAATTCAAGCACTGCTCCTGATGCTATGCCAGTCATAGAGACTCCTATCAAAGCATCTTTCTCTGTCGCCTTTTGCCACGAAGTCCTAAGATAATGAAAGTCAGTATAGCCAGCCTGTAAGGTGCCTATAAATGCAGCAACTCTTGCTCGCTCTTCGTAATCTTCTTGGCTCCTTACATCAGACACGTTTATCTCCGTAAGGTTGCAGAATTGAAATGGCCTCAAACCGATCTCGCAACAGGGATTGCATCCCCAGTCTTTGTCGTTAGAGAAGTAAAACCCAGGCTCCCCAGAGCCAGACTCTTTAACTCTCTCCCATATCTGTTCAAAGAATTCCTTTGTTATCTTATGCCTCAAGAGCACAACAGAGTTGTTTGCCCTTCCTCTCTGTGGATTGATCTCCCACCACCTTCCAACCTTGGAAGCCAACATATCATCATCGTCTGCGGAAAACAAGGAAATAAGTGCAGCCCGTCTGATCCCACCTGCTAGAACAGCATCCGCAACATGACATATAACATCGTGTACTTCAATTGGCTCTAGTTTATCACCGTTCTCCTTAGAGGATAGAATACCTTCTACCTTCACCAAACATTCTTTCAGTGGTTGTGGTCCGGGGGCCTTGCCGCCAGAAGTGACAAGCCTAGAACCCTTTGGTCTAATGTCTGAAAAATCAAAACGGAGTCTTGTCCCCCCTTCAAAGTAAGATCGAACAAGTGCCTTGACAGCATCAGCCCACCCTTCAATGCTATCCCCAACCAGGAATCTCTTTGATTTTTCTTTGCCACCGTTTGGTTTTAGTATCTCAGGTAAGCATTCTACGTGGTGTCTCTGTACACTATAACCAACCCCAGTACCGCCTAAAAGTAAAAACATTATTTCTGAAAAAGATCTCCAATCGTCAACAGGGAGATAGGCACAATTGAACACTCTGTTTGGGGCCACCTCTATAGGCTTTCCCCCAAACTGCATAGATCTCATGGACGGTAAAACCTTCTTAGAGTGTACTAGTTTATATGCTTTTTCTATTTCTTCTTTTAGATCAGGATACTTCTTCATGTGCATCCTCTTGTTCCTGTTTACTAATTCTCTCCAGCTTTCGCGTCGTTTCTTAGTCTCCAGGTATTTAGCATATTTCATATAAACCGTAATGTCTGACAATATGTCATTACACACCCTAATTCCATTAAGATCTTTGGCCATTTTATTCTCCTTTATTCGAACTCTTTTCTTTTTATATTTTTTTGATTTTTATGATGAGTCTTCAATATATCCCTTGTCTTCTCTCTCTGTCTTTTCATCGCACTATTGGTTATATCTTCAACTGTGTCATTAGTTGGTGGAAAGATCTTTATATCAACTTGCGATGTATCCATAAAAATAGGGTACACTATTCCATCTTCACCATTTCTGTTCTTAGCTATAAACACCCTGCCTGTTTTTGCTCTCTTGTCTTCTGGGGTTCGTGATAAGGAAAAAATAAAATCAGCCACAAAGCACTTGTTGAACGCTTCACTGATAGATTCCATTGTTATCACCTCCGCATTTAATCCAGAACGATTAGTTTGCGATGCCGTCCAGAAAGGACATTCGAATACTTGTCCCAATGCCCTGATCTCTTCATAAATAGATTCCAATTCGTTTCTCTTTTCCTTTTGATACGAAACTGGCCTAAGAAGATCTGCATAATCAACAATAACTAAATCAGGTTTCGTCCCTCTCTGGATTAGTTTTTCCAAGTGGCTCCTTATCGTCGATGTGGTCGCACTTTTCGTGGGATATTCTTTTACTATGAGAGTACCTTTCACCTCTTTAACTATGTCGTAAATCATTTCTTTGTTGTATTTTAATGAACCAAGTGAATAACCAGTTATACAACTGTCGTACCTAGAAGCTATAGCAATATCCATCAGTTCCAAAGTATAATGAACAACTGTATATCCTTTCTTTACTGCCGATGCTCCTATGTGTGCCAGTGCCATAGACTTCCCAACTCCAGTAGGGGCTATTACCACTCCGAGTTCCCCCCTACCCAAGCCACCATCAATTAAGCGATTTATTTCTTCCCACCCTGTCGGTACTGGCTTTCTCGCTCTTAGCTCAAACCTCTTTTCAAAATCTTTTATATAATCATACCCAAAATTATTGTCAATACCAAGTTTAAGGGCACCGTTGATTACTTCGCTTATCTCACCAAATGAACATTTCTGAAGCAAGTCAATACTTTTGAGCATCGCTTCTTTTAACTTTTGTTTCTTGCAGAAGTCCAATGCATTTGATTTAACAAAGTCTTCATCGGAAACACTGTTCGTGCTTGACACCTTCTCTAAGAAAGTTCTTATCTGTTCCTTTAGCAGTTCACTTTCTTGCTCAGTATCCTTCTTGAGTATTGTCTCAACTGCATCAAGAGAAGGGTGGGTTTGATATTCCCTCTTGTAGTCAAATATCTTTGAAACAAAGATTTGTAAAAAGCGCAATTCAAAAAAATTTACATCTATCACTTCCCCTATCTGATCTGAGAACCCTCTGTTAGATAATATTAATTGTGCTAGTTTCTCTTGAAAAGCTCGCCCGAAAGAAGAAAAAGAAATATTCTCTTGTTGTAGCATGTTGCACCCTATATCATTTATTAGATATGACTATTTTCTTCATGTGGCGAAACAGATCATCCCAGTTTCCTTCCCCGAAGCCATCTTCTATCATCATCTTGATCACGCCAGTTCTATTGAGCATCATCTTAGAATTTGAAACTGTGTTGTTCACTTTCTTTATGGTATGTAACGAAATTATAGGACTATACAGTTGCATCATCTTATAATT